ATGAAACTTGTCATAGGAGTTCCGTCATCATTCTGACCTGTTTCGTGAGTATATATATATTGTGTTCCGTTCAAAGAACCTGCGGCTCTAGGGTTATCATGTATTCCATAATCAACCCAAGCTGTTCGTACCATAGTGCCAATATCCCAAGTGTTTTCTGTGTAGTTATATTTTACATAACGATCTATTTCTGTTGAGTCACCAGATACATAAAACCAAAATACCTCATCAAACATTCTATTTGATGCGGCAAAAAATTTAAAACTTTGTTGTAAGTTAATATCATCAAAAACATAACGCAGTACAGTACAAGGTATAACTTGTAGCTTACCAGTGTATGCATAAAAATTTTCTCTATCCATCCAAAACACTCTATCTCCTACAGTCGTAATAGCGTTTGGTCCTACAATAGAAACATTACCTGCAAGCAAGGTAAAACTAAAAGTAAATGGTGGCCCTACAAAACGCATAGCGTGTAAGTTAGCGTCTGTTAATATTAATATTTCTTGTCTTGTTTTTCTTGCCGTAATAATTTCTGAACCAGAAGATATTCTTTGACCACCTGCGGTGTTAGTAGCAGTAGGCGTCCAGTCAAAGGGGTTTTCTTGATCAGACCAACGAACTTGTAATAAATCTTGTTCTGTTTCTCCTCGAGGATTAGACGCTAAAGCAATAACGTGTCTATCAGAAGGAGATACCATAATCTTTCTCACAACTGTAGGGCAGTCAGATGCTCCTGCTTGAGAAGCTAAACTAGAACCTCGTGTAGAAGTACCAAGTGTTTTATCCCAGTAAAATGGTGTACCATCAAACACATTAAAAATTAAATCTTCACCCCAGTTATCTTGAGACCATAAACGTATGTTTTGGCCAGTGGATGCTGTAGTTAAAGAGCTTTCACTCCATCCAATAAAGTCATTTGCTTCTTTAACAGATACACCACTACTGTGTGCCACAGCAGTTGTACCTCTTGCTCCTCTGGCAACTCCTGCATCAAGTGTGTTTGTACTTTTACCTGTGTATAAAATTAATTCATCCTCTATCAATATTATTCCTACAAAAGTAACGGCATCGGTGCTACTATGTGCCGCTATAGTAGAGCCATCAGAAGCTCTTGTTAAAGAGCCAAATGTATTTCCTGTTTTTGTTGCGTATCGTATAAACTCACTGTTTATTTTTATAGTGCCTTTTGATGGAAAAGAAGAAGCATCTGCTACGGTAACACTTGTACTGTACACATCTAAATCAGAACTTAACGTGGTAGATGCAGTTTCAAAATCAGAAGCACTAGTTAAAGGTATAGAAGTAACAGAATTATTAATCCCTGTAGATAATGTTGTTGCAGAATAAGTAGAAGTAGTTCCACCCCAAAAACCTGCACCCCAACCTGTGCCTGAAACAACGGTTCCTAAACCTGTGTTGATTTGATACTGAGCTAATACAGAAGAACCACCACCTGCGGTAGAACCAGATGACGCACTTCCTGTTGTAGTTATGACATAAGAGTTTGCATCTATGACTTGCGTGATTTGATGTTCTTTATTTATTTGTGCAGCAGTTATTCCGTCAACTGCGGTTGCTCCACTGTAAGTAACATAGTCATTTACAACAGCTCCATGACTTGCGTGTGTAACGGTTAAAGTGCTTGTTCCTGCACTACCAGTATAAAATGGATTGGCCCCTAAAGTAACAGTAGATCGGATGGGAGTAATATCATTATATCCACCACCTTGCTCAATATAAAATTTCGCTTCAGTTCCTAAGCCCATAAATTTAGAACCATCTAAAGCCGCCCAAACGTGTAACGACCTACCAGTGCCATCATAGTTATTACTACTTAATCGAGACCAACCTCCCATTTTTTCAGGACGACCTTTTCTAAATCGTATTAAATCAGAATTAAACCAACCAAATTCGTTAGCATAAGATGTAGTTTCTCTATTAACCCCTGGTTTAAAAGGTATCTTTTTTAAAGGCACAACTAACCACTCTTTCTCGGTCTGCCTCTTTTTTTCTTAGGCTTACACTCACAAAGTTTACCAAATAGTCTCTGTTTTATTTTACCTAATATACTCTTCAACTGTGCTATCACTTGTCCACCTATTTATTCTATTTACAGTTTTTACTGAACCATCACTGTTTAACTCATCTGCATACAATGCTTTAAATGCAGTCATGTCACTCGCATTAGTAATCGCAGTTTCAATATCAGTACAATCTTTTCTTATGGCTGTAACATAAGTTTTTACTGCATCAGGTATAGCTTTACTACTATCGTAAATACTACGTTCTACTAACCAATTAAATCTACCTATTAATTCATTTGCAGTAATTTTACACTGATTTTTTGCTAATGTTTTTAAACCATAATTAATTACTTGTTCACCTGTAATAGAGTCTTTCATATCACTACCATCTTCATTTTTAGCATTTGCATCATCCAGTGCTTTACCAGTAATTGTGTAT